GCTGTCGAGTACTACAACAAGCATTACGTCATCATGTCTGATATCCATTGGATGATGTATACAGGAGGAGGCACGTGCGACATTCACCTGATCCGTGACGGGAAATTAACTTACTTCTTATGGAAAGTACTATGAGCGCCTCCCCTGTATCCCACCCATCCCACTACGGAGGCGAGGACAACCCATACGAGGCGATTAAAGTGATTAACGCACATAATCTGAACTTCTGCCTCGGTAATGCTATCAAGTACGTCCTACGGGCTGGAAAGAAGGAGTCCAATACCAAGAAGCAAGACCTACAGAAGGCGATTCAGTATTTACAGTTTGAAATTGATAAAGGATGAAGAACGTACACGTATTACCAACAGAGAAAGAAACAAGACTATTTACTTCTGATTCAGAACTAATACTTGCAGGTTACCCAAAAACTACATTTAAAACAGGTAAAAACATCTACATCACCGATGATTCGGAGATTGAAGTAGGGGATTGGTTTTTATGTTTAGACAATACAAAATGCAATGATTCTACTTATAAATGCAATGAGGTTTGGTTGAATATGGAAGAAAAACAGCCAAGCTATTGCAAAAAAATCATCCTAACAACCGACACCGACCTCATCGCAGATGGTGTACAAGCTATTGATGATGAGTTTTTAGAATGGTTTGTTCAGAATCCAACGTGTGAGGTGGTAAGGGTTGGAAAGATTGAATTAAACACAGATTACAGAAGTAATTGGAAGCAAAAGTTTAATTACGAAATCATCCTACCACAAGACGAAGCTAAACAAGAAACGGAAAGAGGCTTGATAATTAAAAAATCCGATGGTTCTATAATAAACCAAGAAACACTTGAAGAAGCTGCTATTAGATTATTATATAGTAAGTATCCTTATCATCCACCGCAAGATGGTGGTTATTGGCAAGATATGTTTATAGCAGGTGCTAAATGGCAAACAGAGAGAATGTATAGTGAGGAAGAGGTTAAACAGATAATAGATGCAACTTTAATTGAGTATTCTGATTATGTATTAGCTGATATACCAGAATGGTTTGAACAATTTAAAAAACAGAAATCATGAGCAAAGAAACGAAGGTCACAGCAGTTGAGTGGTTAGTAAATGAAATAAACGCAAGAGGTCCAAAAGAAAACAATCCACCAAAATGGCTTAAAGAACTATATGAACAAGCCAAAGCACTTGAAAAGCAGCAGATAATTGATGCCTATTCAGCAGACAGATTTCCTTGCTCAGACGAAGATGCCGAACAATACTACACAGAGACCTACAAGCCATGACAGAGCCATCTAAGAAAGCGAAAGAAGCCATCCTAATAACATTAGTGAAGGCGACAATGCTTAATGCTGAAGAGCTTAAGCGCATGGAGAAGCTCAAGGATAAAGACGAGGCCGTAGGTAAGCTGCTGGATATCTACTACGCCTTCAAGGATCAAGTGCTAGGTGAGCCCATACAATCTATGGTAAACTACCTGCAGTTCGCTAAGTCATCTCTCGACGAAGCAATGATATACTTGTCAGGGGACGAACTTGTAGAGGTGCATGAAGGTGATGACGAGGACGGAAGTCCAATCATTAAACTTATGCCTCAAAAGGTGGCTGTGATGGTGGATAAGCAGAACGGAATGCCTGAGCGTTTTCGTGACATAGGCAAGAACATTAAGGACGTAGCTATTGACGTAATGGAAATGGTGAACGCCCAGCGATCTTTACTCGGAGGCAACCCCACAGACGAGAATGACATACCAATGCTCAAAGCAGGGCAGAGTTATGCTGACCATGTAGCAACTAAAAAGAAACGAGGATGAAATCAATTTGTAAGAAATGCAAAGTAGTAACCAGTCGTAAGTACTTAAGCACTGAGAAAATGCTATCCAATGGAGAGATGTTCGTGCTTAACAAATGGAAATGCTTGGAATGTAACCATGAATTTACAGTGGTGGTGGAGAATGCCGATGGCTCTCTTGTTCCTGCCTAACATAAGGCCCTCCTTGATTGGCAGGGCCTTTCTATTCTATATAAGATAAGCTTCCAATGCATTTATGAATCTATCCCTCTGAGCGTCGCTTATGTATTTATTACCAAGCTCAGTCTGTGATACCAATGTCTGAGAGCACGCCTTACCAGACCACATAAATATAACAGCAGCAGCTTCTGTCTGTGTCAATCCTTTAGAAATCCTAAGCGCTTTTATTCGCTTAGCAATATCTACTATCCTCTTACGCTTCTCTGTTGTCATGAGAGCAAAGATAATAAGTATTATTCAAAGGAGATTATCATCTCTTCTCCTGGATTAGGAATGTAAAGCGATAGCTTTTCCGAGCAGTATAGCTGAATACGCTCGATGAACTCATTAAATTCCCATGTCGATAAAGCGGAACTCTTTCCCAACGACTTCAGCACCTCCCCTGTTTCAATATTCACAACCTCCGTCACCAAGCAATTAGCCTTGACGAAGTCAAACACCCATTCTTTACTCTGAGCCTCTGTGATACCAAGCTCAATCAATCTATTACGCACCAAAGGAAGCACCCCGCCATGCAGATAACTATTCTGCGGATTGGAGCGCTTCCTTGTATGTCTCTCTATTGTGATGTCTACATCCATCCCTTCGAACGAAGCCAACGAATCAGCAAGTAGCTGTCTGTTGCTCGTCATTCGTCCGTTAACTACGGATGTCTTAATCTTCACCTTCATGGTAAGATGATAGAAGCCAAATCTGGCTTGCTATAAAACTCCCCCTTTATCACTTTACCATCGGCCCGATACACGGGCTTACCATTCACATCAAGCTTACTCATGTTACTACGATGCACCTCATCGAAGCATGCAGCCAAGCGATCAGCTATCCCGAACTCATGCGCTGTTCCAAGCAGGATGTACATACAGTCTACGATGGCATCCGCCACCTCAACAATGTCCCCTTGGATGGAAGCATCCCATAGTTCGTTCACTTCCTCCTGAAGGATGTTTTGACGCAGCACAACACGTGATGGTTCAAGTATGCAATTACTATCTTCAATACCCTGACCAAAGGCTAGTTGAAATTCCTTCACTTGATTAATTTGCTTCTTCATAACACCACAAACTTAGGTATTATTTTCATTCTTCACCATCTGCACGCCTTTTAATTTTATCAATCGTAAAAGGAATAAACACTCCTTGGCGTACGAGATGTATACTAATGACTTTAGATTAGCCTCGTTAAGGTAGCTACGGTGGCTCAGGAACGCTTTTCTTATCTCAATGGACTGTATGTGCCTCCATGAGATAGTTACGTCGTCAGGAGTGTAGCTATTCATTATTTGCTGTACGTTGTCGATATCCTGTTGCTTCATATCATATCATCGTTTCTGTTCCATTGTGGATCAGTGAAGTTTCTGAAGTCAGTGGCTACAACGGGAGGAGGTAGTGGTGATACGTAATCATTGACAGCGAAGAACTGACTAAGGTTGTAGTTATGTCTAAACTCTACAGAGCCTGTTGCCCCATGCCGGTGCTTCTCGAACAGATAGAATATCTCATTCGTATACGGCGTGCCATCATCTTTCTGCAGCCCATAATACGCAGGGCGATAAATGAAAGCAACCGTATCTGCATCCTGCTCCATCGATCCTGATTCACGTAAATCAGAAAGCAATGGCTTCTTATCAGGGCGCTTCTCACAATCTCTATTCAGCTGAGCTAATGCTATAATTGGAATGTTTAATTCTTTCTGAGCAGCTTTGAGCGCTCTACTTATCTCCGCTATCTCATTCTCCCTGCTCATCCCTTTGCTTCCCTCCAGCGTCATTAGCTGCAAGTAATCAATGATAGCCCAGTTACACCTCCCCTTACGATGCTGCTGCCTCATCACACGTATAGCCTGATGAACTCCGCAGCGTGCCTTATCGTAAATCGTAAATGGGATATTCTCAATGTTCCCAATGGTTTTTTCGAACTCAAGTATCTCATCCTTTGTCATCGTGCCGTCACGTAGATGAGAGCCTTCGATGTTATCAGTGTGCTGCAGGATTAGTCGCTGCGCCAACTGACTCTTATTCATCTCAAGGTTGAAGTAAATGCCAGGCTCTCCACTCTTAACACCATGAAACAAAGCCAATGCCGTCTTCCCCATTGATGGACGAGCAGCTATGATAATGAATTCATTCTGCCATCCTCCTGTGTATTTGTTGATAGATGCCACCCCCGTATGCAACCCCGATGTCTTTCCGCTTGCAGCGAGAGCTGAACGATTGTAATACAAATGCCGCTCATCACTCGTTAGTTCCGAAAGCGTGATAAGCTCATCTCCACTTGCATTGGTGTCGAGTAGCTCTGTCATCTTGGTGCTTATGCTCATCGCAATCTCAGCGCCAGACTTCTTATCCAATAACCCCATGCTCTCTTGCGCAATGACAAAAGACACCTGCCTCTTGATGTATCCATCCTTCAGCTCATCAACATATTCATTGATGGGTTCGTTGTATGTAATGCCAGTAGTCCATGACGCAATCACAGGGATGTCTAATGCCGTGATTAAATCCATCGTCTTGCCTTTGGTGAATAGATTAATCATGTTCGGAGTCTTCCCCTCCTTAAACAGCGCATCTATAATCTTGAACACTTTGATTGTTAAATCCTGAGTGAATAGATTCACGTTAAGCTGTGGAACAACTTCCTTGTAGTGATCCCCTGGAGACAATAGCACTCCCAATGTCGCTTCTTCTGTTGTCGTGTTTCTCATTGTTATTTTATTTGTAGTCCGTTAGATGCTCGGCTGAATGTGTTGGGCGAAGCCGTCGGCCCAGTTGTCTTTTTTTCAAAAGAGGGATTTGAGGAATAATTCATTCTCTTCCATCTATCTAAACGAAGTTTTGTTTGCCACGTTTTTTTAAATTGAAATAACATCTTTCCATTACCATCCATCTCTATCCAATAATCACGGAATTCTCTAATCATATTATGGTCATGATTTCCATGATTCTTAAGTATATCTTGTTCAAATTCTTTCTGAGTCCAATTTTTGAAATCTTGCTTATTATTGTTTACTTGTTTCTTTGTTTGTTTGTTTACTTGTTTATCTATGGGTACAGTGCTGACACCAGTGCCTGAACCAATGCCGTTGCTATGCTGAGTGCTATGCTGTATCAATGCCGAATCCAATGGCGTAGCATTTTCGTTACAGCACTTTTCAGAACAAATCTTAATTACACATGCTTGATATTGGTTCTTAGACTCCTTTATTATCTCTATAAAACCCCAATCATGTAAATCCCTAAGTGCGTTTATGTATGTCGCCTTATTACCTATTGACAATCCTTCCATAGTATCTTGCGTAGGAATCCCGAACTCAGACTTCCATCCTAATCGATTATTCAATTCAATGCACCACATGAATATTGCCGTGTGCTGAACCTTCGCTTCTTTTTTATCAAAAGCAAAGTTGAACCACCATCTTGATAAATTGTAGCCGTTCATAACTCATCGAATAGATTATGATCTGAACGCGCATCCCATCTTATTGCTTTCTCTAGCAAAAATGTCTTTGGTACATCTATAAGATCTCTGTAGATAGCTTCTCGGCCTTCTTCATATGTATCATAAGCCCTTAAACTAAAATCTATAATCCATAGAGAATAGCTCTTAATTAATTCATTTTGCTTCTTATTCATAACATCAAACGAAAATGCCCAAAGATGGGCTACGGTAGAATCGACAAGTTTTACCCTGTCTCGTAACCCGCCTTTGGGCGGAATGTCTTGTTAACTCGCTAAGGATTCTACCTCTTAACGGTACAAATGTAATACTTTTTTAAACGTACTCAAAATTCACCCACTGCTCCATCACAAATTGAAAGGAGTTCTCCATCTCTGCATACACCGTTCGTATGTAGTTGATGAACGTCCTAGCCTCATCCTCCGATATACCAGCATCAATAGTGTAGTACCCATACGTGTTAGGTTCTTTGTCTCCCGTGTTGATATGGAAGCTCTGCTGCTTCTCGTTGTATTCTAGCCGTACGTTCATTGTGCTTCCTTTCTTTTGATACCAAGCTGTATCATTAACTTGAATAGGTCATCAGCGTTATCTACGTTACCTACGAATATAGTACGAGGCTTGCCCGTGTCGTGCCCAAATATCAACATGCGCCTTTTAAATCCAAAGCATAGGTTGACAACAGTTCCATTCACATCCTTCATTGTGTATGAAGGGTTGATAGCATCAGGGCTACGTGTATCATCTTTCCATCCTAAAAATTCAATCTCTTCTTTTGTCATCGTACGTAGTATTAAATTACCTTAACCCTCTCTTCGTTAGTTTTCTTCAGATGGCATGCTTTACATAGCACCTGAAACGCCTTCGGATCTTCTGGTGTTAAGCGCTCTATGAATGTAGCAACGTCTTCGTATCCCCTCAATGATCCACAGGGAATGATATGATCCACCTCAACACTCGTCCTTGCGAACCAGTTCGTGCATATAGCACATTGGTATTCGAACTTTATCTTGCGATTTAAACTGCGTGAGTTGCGCTTAGAACTATCGAGTGCCATCTTCATAGGTGTCCACCATCTGAATGCACTACGAAGGGCGCTACGTAGCTTCTGAAAGTACTGCGCCTCTGTCATCGTTCCCCCGTTTCTCGTACGTGGAACTCTCGTGGCTTGCTTTTTCTTTACAACGCCGCCTCTTCTTCTTAATACTATAGCCATCGCAACTCAAGATTTTTTCAAATTTACGTACAGGAGACTGTCCTTTAGTTTGTGCCTGCTCCATTTTTATTGGCAATGTAGTAAAACAATTCAAGAGAATAGGGAATGCTATAAACGCTAGCCTTCGGGCACGCTTTGTCAATCTCCTCTCTCGTATTAAGAACCTCGATGTCGGGCGCTGTGTTAGGTATGCTTATTCCTGCATGCTCAGCCATCTGCTTTTGAATAAGGATGGTTAGCTTATCCAAGGGTACTTCATGGGAGTCAGCAAAGTACGATACTCTGACGTGCCCCTTCTCTGCCCACCACCTACGGGCAGCATTCTCCAAGCATATCTCCTCCATCCTTATCTCTATACGCTTCTTGTCCTGATAGGTGTCTTCTGCAATCTTCTCCTCTACCCTCATAGCGAAAGGATTTTAATAGCCAATCCATCACCTCCTGATGTGTAGAAAGCTGGCTCTATAACACAACCCTCATCATCAATAACAAGCATGCCCTTCTGTGACTGCGTATAGGCAACCTTCGCTTGCTCCTGCGCGTCTTTCGTTTGCTCCGCAAGGGCTACGACACGTGGGCAACTCTTATAATCCCACTTACCAGGATTTGACTTCTTCGTTACCTCAGCGCCGTTACACCCAAAAGACTTCTCTGAGTACTTGTTAGCTTCTGTAATGGCCTCATTAAGCACTTGCTTCATCGATGCCTCAAGCACTTTCTCTATGCGCTTAAAATCAACGTATGCACTTAGTGCGTTCTCATTACCGTCTTCTACTGCTGCAGCCATCGCCGCAATTTGATCTACAATGTTTTTCATGTTTGTATGTATTTAATGTTTGTGGCTAGAGCGGGATTCGAACCCGCATGCAGGGTATTTCGTACCTGCCCTCTTTATTTCAAGATCCCGCCACCATTGCGTATCCTAGCCTACCTTTTGCTTGTAATTAAATCATATCCTCAGCACCATCGAAGAAGTCAGCTGGCAAATCATCTATGTTAGACAACTCCGCTTTCTTCTTTGAAGCAGGACGCTTCTCCTCTTCGAAAGAAGGAACAGGAACTGCCGTTCTCTCTTGTGAAATAGGATTAATAGCAGGGATTGGCTGCATGCCAGACTCCATCATAGCGATGAACTCAGGGCTTTTCTTAATCTCCTCTTGTAACCACTCAGGTAGCGTCTTGAACGCCTCCTCATCATGAAGTAATGGAGAATAAGAAACCAATGCATTAACGGCCAATGGCGCAGGGAAGCCCTTAGGGAGGGGCATGAACGCTTTGATGTTAGCGTACGTCTTAGATCCATCCTTTGATAGCTCATGTACCACGTTAATCATACACGCCTTACCTAATAGGTTACGGAAGTCATATGACGAGGCTTCTTTGTCTGTAGCGAACGCCTTACCAGCAATGCCCTCAATCATCTTACGAAGGCCAGCCTTCTCATTCATAGAGCGAGTGTACTTACATCCGATAACCATAGGCTTCTCAGGATCACCTTCTTTGAATGTTCTTAGCTCTGTTGAGCTCTCGAATGTGAAACGCATAGTGTCCTTCAGCCCAGGGAATTGTCCGCCCTGCTCTTGCTGGCCTACGTGTACCATAGAATACAACACTGCGATTTGTGCTCCTGCGGGGAACAGCTCTTTGTCGAATGATGCGCCTGACGTTGGCGCTGTAAATGGATTGTTCATGATTATTTGATTTTAGTTGTTAAATTGTTCGCTGTAAAGTACCTCTTGATTACCTGCCAGTTCTGTGATGATGTCATTGTGAACATCGAAGAACTCGGCCGTAGAGATGGTGGTGTACTGTGGGCTGTCGCTAAGTAGCGTGTGTATGATGGTTTTGATAGTTTCGAATTCATCAACCACCCTAATCCCACGCTGGCCCTTCTGGCAATAGACGCTTATCATTTTCTTTGCGCAGTAATCAACACGGAAGTATTCCTCCTCCGAGTTTAGCTTGAATGTGAATATCATAGTATGTCCTCCAGTATTAAGTCAACAAAAAACTCCTGACTGCCACACGCTTTAGCATGCATGGCATAGCGCTTTATCTTATCGATGCGCGTCTCCTCAACAGGCTTCTCTTTCAAATACATGGGCTGCTCCTGAGGAGGCTCTGTAATAGAGAATCTGTTTGACGAGTATCTATTCCCGTTGGTGATGAAGTAAGTTGCATACAACTCCCCTTCGTACATATTGCCATAAACAAGATCAGTCCCCTGATTGCTTATGCAATACATTTTGATGTCGCGATTTGCCATATATAATGTGTTTGTTTGATGCAAATATACACTGTAAATAATACTTATTACAATATTATTATATTTTATATGG